AAGGAAGGAGTAGAAGGGCTATTTACTAATAGGACAAGTCTTTTTAGATTAGCATAGAAAAAAAGTGTCCACAACTAGGGAAAACCCCTATGTAAAAGGCTAAAAAGGTGTGGCACATTATCGATGTGGGCAGTAATTAAGCCACATTTTTAATAAACCTACAGGAGTGAATATGAAAAATCAACCAGCTTTTCCTTGCCAGTATGAAGAGCATTTGCCTACGTGGAATGGCATGACCTTACGTGACTACTTTGCTGCCAAGGCTATGCAAGGATTTTTAACAAATGATAATCTGTTAAAGGCATCTTGCGAATGGCATCAAGATGGTAGCGAAATTAGCATTGCTCAATTAGCTTATGACCAAGCAGATGCAATGCTCAAAGCAAGGGGCGAATAATGCCAATGCTTAATGGAAAAAAGGTTGTAGACCTAGAAGTAGATGGAGTGGTTAGCGGAGATTATCCAGATTTCTGTGATGCCTACTTTTCAAATGGATGCTATGAAGATGGAACACCACTAACAGAAGATGAGTTGAACAAGCTCACCGATCTGGCAGGTGATGTTCTGTGGGAAATGGCTTTCGAGAGTCTGACATGAAAACAGTATTTGTACAGTATTCTGAACATTTCTCAGACATCCACTACTGCCCTTATTGCCTAGCAATCAAGGGAAATAAAATAGTTTGTTGCCAAGAAGCAGACTTTATCGAGTTCAAGGATTTAGACCTTGACCAACAAAAAGCAATCATTGAAGACGAGTTAGATCAAAATCAAAGGAGTTAATATGTCAATAGAAATGTTACTTAAAAAGAACGTCAACGAACACGTTGAGAAGAAGAACGGCCTATCCTACCTATCATGGGCTTGGGCATGGGCAGAGGCTCTTAAAGCCGATCCAAAGGCTTCCTACAGAATAGAGATGTTTAATTGCAAGTGCTACATGGAGATCAATGGCACAGCAATGGTGTTCGTTACAGTTACTATGTTTGATAAGCCAATGACTTGCCAACTTCCTGTGATGGACTACCGAAACAAAGCAATCCTTAACCCTGATGCGTTTGCAGTTAACACGGCAATCATGCGCTGCATGACCAAAGCCCTGGCACTACATGGACTCGGGTTGTACTTGTATAGTGGAGAAGACGTTCCAGAAGAGGGCAGATCAGTAGTGATTACACCTACTCAGGGCGCAATGGATAACATTCCTCAAGAGGAATTACAGTACTTGCAAGAGATGGCAATGGAATTGATTGCCATGTGTGAGCAAGGTGACCCCAAGGCAGCTTGGGATAAGTTGGAAGGAGAGAACCTTGATGCAGAACAAAAGATTGCATTGTGGACACTCCTACCTAGTAAAGTGCGTGCAGCGTTAAAGAAAGCGAAGGAAATGTAATGGAAAAAAAGGATAACTCAGGCGTGTTGTTCAAAAACGACAAAAAGGAAACAGAGAAACATCCCCACTATAAAGGGAACATAACTGTAGATGGGAAAGACTACTGGTTATCCGCATGGGTTAAAGAGGGTAAGTCAGGAAAGTTTATGGGACTTGCTGTTTCACCAAAAGAACCAATGCCTAAAAAGGCCGATATGTCTGAACACAAAGAGTGGTTAGACGATTTTGATAAAGACCCGTTTTAAGCTAATATAACCACGGGGTGAAAGCTGTTTTTACTTTTTTGAAAGCTAGTAGGCGAACAGTCGTAGCCCCACCCAATAGGAGTTAATAATGATTTTTGACAACATGAAACAGTCGATGGAGAGATTCTTTGGTACGCCAGCGTTTAAACTGGCTAGAAGAGAAGACCCCACAACGAGCCATCAGGCGGCTCAAGCAGTTGATACCACCAAGCTAGAAACTCTTGTCTACGAGGCTATAAAGGGCTTTCCTGACGGGTGTATCTCAGACGAGATACTAGCGATGTATCCCAACTACCCATATTCCTCTATAACGGCAAGGTATCGTGCTTTGTTAGACAAGGGATTTATTGAAGTATCAGGTGTCAAACGTGGCAAATTTGGCAGAAATCAACGAATTATGAAAGCCGTCAAATGATTGAAAAACCCCCGTATTCAAAGATCAGTTACCCTTCTGTGCCAAACAAGGATTTCAAATGGTCTTCTGGCTCAGACGTTCAAGCTATTTGGAGAAAGTTTGGATGGACTCCACCTTCAGAGAAGATGCTGCCACCACCACCTGAGAAGTACCAAGAGCCTTTGAGGAGAGTCAGATGAGATTTAATGGTGCAGACTACAATCCAGAAAGAGATGATGTAAGGCTAACAGGACAAATATTACGAATTTGGGATGTTGTCCATAATGGTACATGGTATACGTTAAAAGAAATACATTCCCAAACTGGTGATCCTGAAGCCAGTATAAGCGCCCAATTAAGGCATCTTAGAAAGCCTAGATTTGGTGGTCACATTGTTGAAAGAGAATATATAAACAATGGGTTGTATAAATATCGTGTCTTATCAAAAGACACTTGACTGACATAAAGTTGATCTACGATTTAACAGCAACAATCGGTTGCACTAGGAGAAAATCATGAAATTTGAAATGGAATTTGGTTGGAACATAGATGAGAAGATTACAGTTGAAACCGATGACTTTGATAAAATCAAGGTTATTCAGGAGTTTATTGAATTCCAAGAGTCGTTTGGATGGGCAGTTGAATATGAAGCTGTTGACTATGATGAAGAAGAAGATACAGAAGAAGAAGAAGTGATAGTTGCAGGTTTAACTTCTGACGAAGAATAAAACCTACTTTGCCAACAGATAAAGCCCCACATTGCTAAATGCGTACCCTGCGTACACAATGGCCATGTAGGGGTTGTCTTTCAAAAGCTGTTCACCAGCGATATAGGCGTAGATTGCCCCCGTCAAAATGATTAACCAGGCACTCAAAACGCACCTACATCAATCACTTCACCCCTAAACTGAACCATGTCCTCATCAAATTTATGGACGAGTTCAGGCCATAAAAGCTGACCATTGAAGAAGTTTAACACCGCAAAGCCTGATCTGTGGTTGTTTGGGTTTATCTCAGCATAAGTAAACTGTGGGCCATCAGTCTCAGCTAAAGTCCCCGTATCTACCCCGTATCTACATCCGTTGTAATCAGAGAATGGCGTGACCTTTAAGCTGTGCAAATGACCCGTTATTATGCTGACACCAGCGTTGACAGTGTTGTTGTGGGTAGCATGAATTCCCCCCTTGTATCGGTGCTTGATAATACATTGCTCAGTAGGCCACACTGCCCAACAGAAGTCCCACTCGGTTATATGGTCTGTCAACTTAAAGCCAACAACATCCTTAAACTGCGGTGCGTGTTGCGCTAAACGATTGCCAAACCGAATATCGTGATTGCCCCATGTAAACAGGAGCTTTACATTGTGTCTCGCTGCTTTAGCGGTTTCCTCAATCTCACCCAACGCACCTTGCGTAGCATTTAACTCTTGGATAACAGAAGTTTGGGGCAGTTCAGTTACATCGTGCCGTGATATAGACGCTCCATCAAACGCATCCCCGTTACATATCACCGCCTTGGGTTTAAAGTGCTGTATAGCCCATAGAAGCCCTTTAAAGGCTGTAGTTCGTTGACCAGGTATGAAGTGAGCATCAGAGAAGACAATCACAGTACCATCTAAGATGCCAAGGTTTACCTGTTTTAGCGGAGAGAAAGATTTTGGTCTTTTAGCATCATATTGAGCACTACGAGAGTCATTAGCACCTAATTTAACATCATGGAATTTTTCCATGTTGCGTCTGCGGTAGTTAACGGCTCTTTCAGTGATGCCTAGAATCTTTGCTACTTTTGTAACAGATCGGTGCTTGTCCCACAGTTCTATAAACTGCTCGTCAGTACAAGAATTCATGCCATTATTTGATACCATGAGAATCCTTGAACAGTAACTTTTCTAAAAGGTTGATGACCCTATGCTCTTGCATTTCAATCTCGTCCTGAGATGATTTAGGGTCTTGTGCCACAGTCATTAAATCGTGCAGAAACACATGAAGTAACTCATGCAAAGCAGTCTGATCCAGAGACTCTTGTGTGATCTTCTCAGCACCAAAATCACCTAGTCTGTAAGTAGCCAATCGAGCAGAAGCATTAAACTCAACAGAAGCCATAGCAGCCTTTGCTGGTTTACTTCCTTTTTCAATTCTCCAATCAC